CTTGATCCATTTCAGAATGTCTTTGCCGTTGACGCGTTTGAGCACGCGGTGCTCTGCGGTGAGTTGCTCAAACCATTCACGCGGCAGCTGGTTGCTGAAGTGCAGGTAGCCGGGGCCGGGTTCTTTGATGGTGAGCTGGCCCAGCAGCAGGTCTTTGGCGTTGTCTACGCCCACGCCCCACAGCTTGATGCCGCGTGAGATTTTGCGGCCCCGGTAGTTAACCTCCTGCATGGTGGCCGCGCCCACAATCGGTATGCCGGGCTTGCCTTTGATGGCGCGCAGGTTGGGCAGTGATGACTGGGCTTTGCTGACCCAGTTGTAGACGGCCTGCGTCTGGTCGCTACTGTCAATGCTGATGGCAGTCAGCCCCATGGTGACGCCGTTCCAGCAGTGGGGGTAGCGGCGTTGCAGGTAGTCGTGCACAGGCTCCCAGTCGGCGTCGTTGGCGGGGTTGCCTTCGATGATGTGGTGGTCTACCACCCAGCTTTCCAGCCCACGGCCAAAGGCCCAGATGTTGATGTCCCACCAGGTGTGCTGCACGTCTACCCCGGCAAAGAGCATGAGGCCGCCAACGGGTACGGTCTTGAGCACATAAGGCTCTGCGCGGGCCTGCAGTACGTGCTGGTCTGCGCCCTCGCCTTTGAGCTCCCAGGCCTCGCCCAGCGTTTCGTTGGTGAAGGTGGTCATGGGCCCGGCGTCGCCTTCTACCAGGGCGCGGCTGGCTTTTTCATACTCATCAACGATGGATGACCATGGCCTCTGGGGGCTGTACGCGGCCCATACGTGTACGCCCAGCGTGCGCGGTGGTGCGCAGGGCTGGCCCCGGGCATCACGCCATGTCTGGTCTGCGCCAAAGCGTTTGCCAGATTTGCGGCAGACCCATGCGCCAGTCAACGGCCAGCCGCCGGGCATGTAGTCGGCCTGGGTGATGGATTCACGGCAATGCGGGCAGATGTGGCAGACGGTGTCGGGCTGGCCGGCCTGCCACTTGAAGCCGTGCAGCACTTCGGGGCCGCCCCATGTGAGGGCGTGCTCGATATCACAGTGCGGGCATTGGATGAGGTAGGTGACTTCGTCGTCAGAGTCTTCACACGCACGGCTAACGTGGCAGAAACCTTTGATGCCGGGTGTGCTGCCGCCCACAAACTTGGGGTACGGGGCACCTTCCAGCCGGCCCTTGGCCAAGCTGCCGGGGGAGCCAGAGGTTTTGTCTTTGCTGGCACCCACGGTTTGGTCAAAGGCCGTCCATTCATCCAGAATGGCAACGGCCACGGTGATACGCCGATATGCCCGGGCGGCCTTACCACCCAGCAGGTGCAGCACGCTGTCGCGAAAGGCCTTGTACTTGATGGTTTCTTCAATCCGGCTGCCACGCTTGCGGGCGGCAATGACGGCGGGCACACCGTCTTTGGGGTCCAGCAGCGGCTCGATCTCTGACTTGACGAAGCTGTCGCGATCATCATCGGTGGGCTGCCACAGCGCCTGTTTGCGGCGGCGGTGCGCAATGTTGTAGCAGACGAAGGCGGTGATCATCTTGGAGTAGCCCACGCGCTTGGACTTTTTGACGGCCAGCTCTTCAATGCGATCGTCGCTCATGAAATCGAGAATGCCCACCTGAAACGGCCACGCCACCCAGCCGCCCTTTTGGTGGCTGGATTCGCCCGCCAGCAAAAAGTGCTGGGCCGCCCATTCAGACAGGGTCATGGGCGAATCAGCACTGAGGCTGGACAAGCCCAGGTCAACGGCGGCTTTGATGCCAGCCACGGCTTCTTTGGCAAGGCGGCGGCTCATGCGTCATCCTCGATATCAAAGTCTGGGCCTTCGTCATCACCGGCCAGCGCCATGGCGTCGATCTGGTCGCTCACCAGTTTGGAGGTGACGCGGATCCATTCATTGCGGGCATCGCCCATGACGCGTTTCACCGTGGTCATGGCCTCAATCGGCAACTGCGGGCAGGACTTGCGCAGCTGGGGCTCTACCTGGTCCATGCGGTCAACCACGGCGGAGCTGGCCGCGCCCAGTACATCGGCCAGGATGCCGACGGGGGCGAACTGCCCACGGGCGACGGCGTTTTTCATGTCCTGCGCCTCGCGCTGCGAGCGGGTGAGCAGCGCACGCTCCAGCACAAGATCTGCCCCACCCAGCCCAGAGCGGCCCGCCGCCTGGTCACGCAAACGCTCGCAGTAGGCGATGAGCCACGCGTGGGCCGTTTCGCCCCGGGTGAGCACGCTATCGCTCACCAGCTGGCTGATACGGGCTTCGCTGACGCCAATCATTTCTGCAAACTCTGCTTGCGAAATAGGAGCATCCAGATAAGGCAGAACCTTCACTTAACCCCCTTAGGAACATCACACAACAGTGCGAACACGCGGTTCGAATTACCCGCTCTCAGAAGAGCTGGGAAGGACCCGCGACCGCCGCGGCACGCTGGCCGGTGGCTGCAGTGGGCGGGCATCACGGCTTGGCCTCCATGCCCAGCGCCATGCGGGCAGACATGGCGGCATAACGCGAGATGCTGGTGTCGCCGTTGTTCAGCCGAGCCACCAGGCGGCGTGCCCAGTCCTTGCCGTCGTGGCGCTCTTGCAGATTGACCTTGACGGGCTGGGCAGCCACCGGTGCGGGCAGTGCAGTCAGCCCCTGCTGCTGGGCGTAGGTCTGGCGCGGCATGACGGCGTCGCACACTGCCTCGATCTGCGGCAGGTTGGGTGGAAAGCTGGGGTTCTCGGCTACTACGCGGTAGGCTGCGGTCTCCACCACATCGGCAGGAAAGCGGCCCAGCCGCAGTTGCCAGACCGACATGGCAGCACGCATGCCCTTGTCGTGGCCCTGCCCGTCTTTCAGGCCCGTGGCGAACTTGCTGACGAACAGGCTGCCGTAGCTGCCCTGCAGCAAGACAAAAAGCTTGCGAACCACAGGGCTGACCTGCATGCCCTCTGCCGCCCCAGCCACGCTCGGATCTGCAGCGCGGGACTGCGCTTGCTGGATGGCGTCAGCCGTCAACATTGCCGCGTCATGCATCCCACACCCCCTCGAAAATCGTTGCCGCCGCAGCGGCGTGTTTGTTCGGATTGCCCATCGGCACACGGTGGCCCGGTGGCAGCTCGGCAGGTTTGAGCCATGCAGCCTGCAGCCCTTGCGAGCCGCGAATGCACCACAGCTGCAGGAACGTCTCCAGCGCCATGCCGGCCTTGGTCGATTCGCTGCGTGCACCGTCCACCACGGTTTCGGTCACCGGCGCCCGTTTGGCCTGGCGCAGCTGCTGCCAGTCACTCCACGTTTGCTCGGACACGTCATCCGGTCGTGGGACAGGCTCTGCGCGCCGTCGCGCAGGTTTAGTTCCTTGATGGTTCAATTGACGGTTCATTGATGGTTTGGGTGCAGCATCTGCGGGGGTGGGGTGCAGGAGCTGCGGGGGTGGGGGTGCATTTGCTGCACCCCTGGGTGCAGGATCTGCGGGGTGCATTTCCTGCGGGGGTGCATATGCTGCGGGGGTCAGCTGGTACACGGTTGACGTGCCACTGCGTACGCTGGTGCGCAGCAAATTGGCAGCAATCAGCCAGCGGATCGCACCTTGCACTGCCCGGTCAGACAGGCAGGTACGAACGCCAATGGTCTTGATGGACGGCCAGCAATACCCGTCGTCATTCGCCTGATCAGCCAGCGATATCAGAACGGCCTTTTGCGATGGCGACATACCCTGCAGCGGCCAGCAGGTGGACATGATGATGGTGCTCATATAACGCTTTCGATATCAGTCCAGACGTACCTGTCGCGCCTTGCAGCGCACAGGCATTACCAGCCGCTGCCGGCTGGACTGGCTGCACATGCGTGCCTCGCCCTCTTCCAGCTTTCCAGCCGCCAGCAAGGCGTTGACCGTGCTGGCCACGCTGGACAGCTCCAGCCACTCGCCCGTCTGCTGGTGGTGGTAGTCGCGCAGCTCACGGCGGCTCATGTCTCGCGTGCCGTACTGGTGGGCATGGCGCAGCGACTCATACAGCCGCTCGTTCAAGCGGCGGCGCCCTTCGTTGCCCATGGCAGCAAATGCCTCTGCGCTGGTGTCATGCCCTGTCACGGTGGGGTTGTGATACATGGTTGATCTCCTTGATATCTGCGCACGCACTGGCTACACGCCAGCAACCTCACGCAGGCGATAACGAATGCGCCGGGCCAGATACGCCTCGGCATCGGCCCGTTGGGCCACTTTGTCCATGTCCAGCCGGGGCTGGTACGTGCCGGTTTTCACAAACAGCAGCACCGGGCGCAGATCCGCACCACCCGTGCCACTCACGCCCCAGATGCCGGGCTGCAGGTGGGCGGTGCGTTCATCTGCCTCACCCTTTTTGGTGATGCGTGGCCCACCACGCAGCGCGCCATACGCCACAAAGTAGCGCCGCCCTGCCTGCCGTTTGGTGCCACGGTGCACGCGCTGGTAGCCCTTGGCGCTCATGTTGGCCTTGTAGCCCTGCTCACCAAACGCCCGGAAGTAGCTGATCAGCTGCACCAAAAACGCCCCACGCAGGTTGCCCCTGCCGTCATCGCTGCCGGGGTACGGGCCACCCCGCTTTTCATCAGGTATGGCAGTCTGATATCCCGTGGGCAAGATGCCTGCACGGCGCAGGGCCACCTCACTGCGCTTGTCATGGCGGCGGCCACCCCAGGCCTGGGCATTCAGAATCTTTTGCGGGTCAACGCCCTTGCCGCCCATGTAGGCGGGCTCGATCGTCACGCTCAGCTTGTCTGGCTTGGCCATGCGCACTCGCGGGCTGCGCAAGATGTAGTTGGTGGGCCGGTCAAACACCGCCCGCATCTCGTCCTGCATGGCACGGCGCACTTCAAAGCCCACATCGTTCAGCGCTTTGGCGTAGGCCCGTGCGGCCTGCTGGCCAGTCAGGCCGTGCAACTGCTTTAGCAGTTCGGCCTGGTTCATCACCTGGGCGCTAATTTGAATGTGCATATCAGCCCTCCCGCCTGGGCACACGGGCCGAAACGGCAGCCACCAGCGCACTGATGCCGGCGATCGCCTCATTGGCGTGGTGCTCAACACGGCGGTGTGCATTGCCACTTACGGCACCGTTGCCACGCAGCGCGTCGGCAGCCGCCGCCGTTAACTCACCCATTGCCTGCTGCAAAAAACGGAATGCCTCCCAGGCATCACCCTCGGCCACATCCGGACGAGAGCGCAGACAAACATGGTCCAACGCGGCCGACATGGCAAACAGCACATACGGCAGGCCAGACACCATCTGCAAGGCCACCGCTTCTTTCAGCGACAGGTGGTGCGTTGTGTTGTTGGGGTTGAGCTTGTGCTGCAAGGTGTTGGGGGACACACCCATGCGCTGCGCCAGCACCTGCACACCGCCGGGTGTCTCTTGCGCAATCAGAAAGGCAGCATCCAGCACATCCATGCCACGGGCAATGTCGGCGTGCGGATGTTTTTCGCCATAGACCTGAAAAGCAGCGGCAGAGAAACTCAATCCCGTCACAGCAACACCCCCTTTTCAGGAGCTCGCATGCCAATCGAATCACCAGCACCCACAGCACAAGAATTCGCCATCCTCCAACTGCGCGTTACCGCGCTGGAAGAATTCCTGGCCCACATGGCCACCATCCTGGAATGCGAGCGCAAAGGCTTCACCGCCGAACGCATGAACGCCTGGCTGGACATGACCACCGCCAAGATGCAAATGACCAAAAGTGCCACGCTTGAAGAAGTGCAAGCCCTGCGCAGGCTGCAACGCATCGTGGTGGGGTAAGCGGCATGCACGCCGCCCGTCATCTTCGAATGGGTGCCCGCCCCTGCCTTGGCTACGATGGAAGCTCTCACACCTGCATCACCACCAAGAAGGGCGGACAAAACCATGGGTATCCTCGACTCACAGCGCATCGACATTCCCTGCCCGAAGTGCAGCTACAAAACCAGCGAGACGATCGCAAAGCTTCGCCTCAACCCAAAGCTCGTTTGCCGTGGATGTGGCACTGCACTGAATATCGATGCCAGAAATTTCAATGCCGGTGCCAAGGCAATCGACAAGAGTCTGGCGGATCTCAAGCGATCGCTGGGCCGCCTGCGCTAGCAGCTGCAAATCCACCTGCAGCTTGTCAACACCCGCAAGGTGAACAGACAGAGCGTCAGTCATTGGCAACCCTAGGAACAGATAGTGTTTGCGCAGCTTTGCGAACGTCTTCAGCTTGTAGAGGACGATGGGAATCAAGAGGACACAAATCCAGCAGCACAGCAAGCCGCTCGCACTGCGATCGACAAATCGCGCCAGCCTCCCAAAGACTGAGCAGCCAGTCACGCTCTGCAATAACAAACTGCACCGCCTTGATAACCACCTTGCAAGGCACCCGCAATGCACGCGCTGTTGTGCTGGCGTTACCTGCAAATGCGGCGGTTATTGATTGCGCATCCAATCCATCACGCCTCTGTGGATCAGCCATGCGCCACCTCCTGCTTCGCCTGGGGCAAAGGGGCATCTCGCAATACACCGTTGGTTATCGTGATCACAAAAGCCGCTGCCACACGACAACCACCAAACAA